TTTCGACCATACTTAGTAAAAGAAGAAAAAATTCTTATTATCGCTCTCGAATCTAAAGATCCTAAACAGATCACTAATGCAGTAAAACAGGTTCTTAAAGAATGTGTTATTACTAGAGGAGTGAAGATTGAAGAGTTATCTTCTTTTGATATTGAATATCTTTTC